TGCGTGGTCTTTTCCACTGCGGACTGGCGTTTCAGGATTTCATCTTCATAAGACTGCATGGTGGCCTCGTTGCGCTTGTAGTTCTCGTTATGGTGACGCCAGCGCTCTTCACGTTGGTTGAACAGTGCGATAGTATTTTTATCCAGGCCTTGGGTCTTCAGCAGTTCGTTCCATTCGTCAGCGTATTCGCTTCTCCATACAATACCTTCATCGTCCATCAGTTCTCGAAGCTGCCGGCGTCTTTCTTCCCTTTGTTGGGCGGCATTGTACGCTCCCCTGTTCCTTTGCATATAGTTGTAGTCAGCCTGCGAGCCGCGCAGCTCGTCCACGTTCTTTGACGCGAGGTCTTCCAACCGTTCCTGATAAGCCCTCGCATAGGCGGCGGACATGATGTCCTGCGTCAGCTGGCGGTACGCGGCGGAGGCGTTGCCCGCCAATATGGCCTCTTGGGACAGACTGCCGAAATAAGCCGGGTACTGCGACTGCAGTTCCTTGACCGCCGCCGTCCTGTCACGCATCGATGCGTTGGCGTTCTGGGTCATGGCGTAGAGTACGCGCAGCCCCGCCGTCTCCTTGGCTGCGGATGTCCTCGCGTCGGCCATTGACTTGTTTAGTCTCTCTTGCTCGCGCCACGTTTCTTCCAAGGCGTCCTTTGACTTGAACAGGCTGCCCACCCAGCTTACAATATCCTTGCCGTACATCGACAACACGGTAATGGCCACCATCAGGGCGGTCTGCCATGAGAATATTGACGATATGAGCTGCCGCCATACCGGCACGGTGCTTTGGCCTGAGGCCTTCAGTTCCTCGTTGGCCGCCTTGGCGCGCTTTATCTCGTCAGTCAATACGGGTAGGTTGTTGCTTATGGCCAGAAAGAACATGTTGAGTCCCATAGTGGCGGCAGGCAACTCTCTTGCTATCTGCTGCACGCTCATGTGCAGCCCGTTGTACTGTCGGCCGGCTTGTGCCGCACCGGCCGGGACGGTGTCCGTGTTCCCCGCCGTCTCGTCAAGCAGCCGCAGCTGTTCCTGAAGCTCCCTTATCTTCGATTTCAGGGCTTCCATTGCGGATATGTTCTTGCTTTGGTCGAGGTCGGGAACGGCGGCCTCGGAGGTTTTCTTCATCTCGGCGAACTGCGCGTTGAGCGCGGCAATGGCCGTGCTGAGGATGCGCACGCGTTCGTCAGTGCCGGATGCCTTGCCCATCAGCGCGTCCAGCTTGCGCTGCATCGCTTCCAGACCAGCGCTCATGCGGTCTTTCAGCAGTATTTCTATCTCTACAGGTTTTGCCATAGTCTTTCTCGCCTCGTCGTATTCGGTCCATTGGGCTTAACTCTTAATTCTTCACTTCTTCAGGTTGCTCTGGAAAAATCCTACTATTTCGTTCGCCTCGTCCTCCGCGCTCTTGCCGCCGTTCTTTTTGCGCACGTAGCGCGGCGCGTCCGCAAGCATCATTATCAGCGTCTGGTAGTTCACGCCCTCAAGGATGTAGCCCACGCTCCAACCCGTCGCCGCCGCTATCTGCCATACAAACCCAAAGGGGCTATGGGACGGTTCGTACACCGTCTTTAACTCCCCTTCCTTTTTTGGCTCAGTCTCGGCTTCATCGGGTTCGTCCGTTCCGCCGACCTGATAATACTCGTAAAAGGGTCAGTACCAAGCAGCAGCACGAACTTCCGCATGCACGCCATGAGGTACCGTTGCTCCATCATGTTCCTTATCCACCATGCCGTGGGCCGCACGAGCAGCTTCCGCCATAGCCATCCGCGGCACAGGGTGTAAGCCACCATCAGGCTCAAGTCCTTGCCGTGGGCCGCGATGAAGGCCATCTCCTCCTCCTTGGTAAATTTCTCCATCTCCGCCGCAGTCACGCCCAGGCGCAGGTACACCCTCGACAGCCTTATCAGTCCGCCCAGGCGCGGACGCCGCATCATGGCCCGCAACCGCAGCGGCTTCTTCCGGAACGGTATGCGCACTTCCTTCAAGGGGACGGACACGCCACTGTCCAGCAGGGCGGCCGTCCCCTCGCGCTCTATCATACGTGCGGTCTTGGCGTCCATAAAGTTATTCGCTTACAGTGTCGTTTACCTCGTATGGAGCTGTGTCCGGCTCTTCCGGCTTGTTCACCTTCAGCTGGCATTCTATCTTCGACACCTCCGTCAGCGTCAGCTTGCCGCCCAGGTTGGCCATGATGGTGCCGTTCGGTATCTTCATCGTCTGGCCGCTCACGAACTGGATCTCCCACGGGCCGCGCAGCTCCACGAGGTCGGTCGGGGCCTTCCAGCCGGTGTAGCTGCCCGTGCTGCCCACCAGCGTGCCGCCAAGCACGGCCTGGATGTTCTCATAGTCCAGCTGGATGAGATTGAACGTCGGCGCTATGGTCGCGTTCTTGTTGGCCAGTGTCAGCACCGGAGCGTCCGGTACCTGCTCGGCTTCCACGTCCGTGCTCTCCGGCTTCGTGCCGCCCCAATCCCAGCTGCCTTTCTCGATGTAGCCGATTTCCTTGCTGTTGAACTTTACAACGGCTATGCCGTATATGAATTTCTTACTTGCCATCTTTCTTTCGTTTTTGGATGAATATTGTGATTAAAACCCCTGCCAGTATTCCAGCCCCGAAACCGTAGAAAAAGATTTTAACGGGGTTCGAACGCTGTTTTCTTTCCTCTTCGTACAGGCCGGCCATCTCCTCGTAGCGTTCCTGCCACACGGAGGATGTCCGCTCGTAGTATTCCACCAGGAGCTGCAGGCTGTCGCAGCTCGCGTACACGGTTATCACGTCCCTGTCACGGCTTACCGACACGCTGGCCTGTCCGCTCTTCCCGCTGTATGAGGCCAGCGGAGGAAGCCTCAGAAGGCTGTCAGCCGGTATCTTCAGACTCACCTCCGATTTCGGCACCGTTTCCGTCCGTATCAGGCGGACTTCGCTCCTCACGCTGTCCGCCAGGCTCAGCGTCGTTTCCGTCCTGGCCGTTTCCTGAACCGTCTTTCGGGTGGTCGCGCACCCCGCGAAGCACAGGGCAATCGTCATGATGCTTGCAAGAATTGGCAGTGTCAATGGCCTTGCGAAGGCGTGCCATCTCGCGTTTCGTCGCCTGAAGGTCTTTCCTCGTCGCATTGAGTTCGTCTTTTAACGGTTCAACGATATTGTCCACAAGTATCCGGGTGGCGTGCTCAGCATTGTCAATCCGCACGGTTTCGGCATCCGCCTTCGCCTTCTCGGCTTCCGCGTTGGCCTTGCGCACTGTCGCGCGGAGCGTCACAATGCCAATCACGGTCGCCAAAAGAGAGCCACCCAGTACGAAATTGAGAATTTCACTGAGTTCCATGAGATTACTTGTTTGATACCTTGCTTATGATTTTGACCCGGTCCTCTTGGCTATCAGTCCTATAAGCCATTGCACCAGCCCCGTGTCTGCGATTCCGTTTGCCACAAGCGAGGCTCCGAAACCATAAAGCAGGGCGATATACCATTCTACATCGGCCACAAATCCTGCGTCCAGCCACCACAACAGCATGGCTGCCGCCAAGCCGACCGTCCAACTTACTATCTGTGTTACCAGTCCTTCCATTTTCGGGAACAAGGCTTTGATGCCTTCCGTCAGCAACACCACGCAGCCGGCGAATCCGGCAAAGGTGGCAATCATACTGTCATAGTCCATACTTGTGGAAACATCACCCGTCTGGGCGAACGAGGCTGACACAAACCCGAGCATCAGCACAAAAAATAAAATCAGCTTTTTCATTTCAGTCATTCATTTATTGATTTATACCTATTTCTTTCAGCCAAGCCTGTACATCAAAAGAAGGGCAGGCTTTCGCGGCCAGTTGGTTATGCCCAACAACCGGGATGGAAGGGAAACGCCGGTGGAAGTCTTTCACATAGGCTTCCATCGCTTTCTTCTGCGCCGATGTACGGGTATCCTTAGGAGTCTTGCCGTCAGCGGCAACGCCGCCGACGTACACAACGTGCCGGGATGTGGAGTTGTACCCTTTTGCCCCGTTGGTAATCTCCCAGGGATCTACCTGTGCGTCCTCATTGTTGTCCACCAGGCGTTCCACCCTGCCGTCCAGGTGTATCATGTCGGTATAGCCGACCTGCTTCCATCCGCGACCGCCCTTGCTCACCGGATCGGTATGCCAGTGACGTATGTCTACCGCGCTGACCTCACGCCCTTCAGGAGTGGCAGTACAATGCAATACCAAACGTTTCAACTGTGCCATGCGTTATTCCCCCTGTTTGGCTTGTGTAATGGTCACTTTGGCCGTCTTGCCGCTGTCAGAATTCAACGTAATGGTCAAGGTTCCGCTTTTTTCACTTCCGGTGTCATTGGCTTCCGCCGAGATGGTCACGCCCGTTTCCGTTTCTTCAACGTCAAATCCGGACGGAGCCGCTCCTACGGTATATTCACCGCTGGCTGTTATGGTCACTTCCTTGCTGCCACCTTCTGCCGGAATGGTCACCGTAGTCGGGTCGGCCGAAACCGTCTTGGCCGCCGGTTTGAAGACGGGAGTGTCACGGCTGTCCAGCACCACCGTTTCTTCGCCGAAAGCGATGTTGGTGTCCACCTTCATCAGCATCTTGAAGAAATACAGTTCGCTGGCGTTTGAAATCTTGTCTATCTGGATGACATTCTCGTCATCCTGCAGGTTGACGGCGGCGAACAGGTTGCCGTCGGCTCCCATCGAGCAGATGGTCGCCACTATCAGGCCGTCCGGCCATGCAGCCAACGTCTCTATGGTTATGCCCTTGTAACGGCGCGCGTTCACATCGGTCTCGCTGGCGTTCTTGGCCTCGCGCTCGGTCAGTTCGTCATCGTACTTGTCGAAGTCGTCGATGCTCATGATGATGCGCAAGTTCGGGTTGTTGCGGATGGCCTTGGGTATGGCACTGCGCACAGCCTTCAGTTTGCCCAGCATGGTTTCCTCCTCGCTGTCCACGATGATAAGTTCCGTGTCCTTGGCCATTTGCGTGAGGATGCCGTTGAACAGGTGGTCATCGTCATCACCGTACACTCCGTTGATGTAATGGTCGCCCAGCTCGAACTGCACCTGCTTGGCAAGCTCTGCCAGGAGGGCGTTCTGGGCTTCGGGAGGCAGTTCGGCAAACACGAGGTTGCCCTTCGGCTGCCATGGACGCCAGATCTGCTCGAAAGCACGTGGGTTGAATACGGTGAAGGCCATGAAGTCTTTCGGGTCAAGGCTTTTCTCGTCATAGTTGAAGTTGCCCTTCGAATCCTCCACGCCTGGGTTCTCCTTGCGCTTCTGCAGCATCTTGCCGCTTCGCAAACGGGGCAGGCTGATTTTCTTCTCCACGCCGGGAATGACCATTATCAGTCCTTTCTCGACAATCTCGTTGCCGGTGGCGGCGAGCGTCAGAAGCTGCTCCAGTACCTCGCCGTTGTAATTGGTGTTCTTTACTACTATTGCCATGTCTTTTACTTGTTAAGTTTGTCCTTGATTTCACGCATACGCTTGTTCCATGGGCTTTCCCCGCCCGGCTCCACCTTCAGGTCTTCCACGACCTTGCGCCTCGGTGACAATGAAGCAAGCACTTTCTTGCCTTCTTCCGGGCTGTTTTTCAGAATGTTCTCATACATGGGCCGTGTCTCGGCGTTGATGCGCCCGTCAGCCTCGGCCGCGTCAAGCAGGGCTTTGCGTGCGGCTTCCTCGTCGGCCGCCGCCTTGGCCTCAAACTCCTCAACTCTCGCCTTCAGGGAGGCGTTCTCTTCCGCCAGGCTGCCCGCACGGTTCGCCTCCTGTGCATACGCCTGGGCCTTGGCGATTACCTCTTCCTCGCTCTTGCAGTCCTTGAACGATGGATGCTTCCTAACTTCCTCAAGATTCATTTTGTCTTTGTTTTGTGGCTCAACGAGCCGGTTATTGAATAAGTTGTATATCTGTTCCGGGGTACTGTCCTCCGGCACTGGCTCCGCGTCATAGATACCGTCAATAAAGCCTGAGCGCAGGGCCTCCTCTGCCGTGAGCCAGTGGTCCTCGCCGTCAAAATAGGCCGCCTTCACTTCGTCTTTCGTCATGCCTGTGCGCACTGAGTATATGTCCGCCAGGCTGTCCTCAAGGCTTTCCAGCTCGTCTATGCACTTCTGCATCTCCTTTTTGTTCCCGTAGCAGCCTCCGCTGACACTGTGCAGCATGAGCCTCGCATACTTGCTCATCTCGACGTGCTTGCCGCACAGCGCTATCACGCTCGCCATGCTGGCGGCTATGCCGTCAACGTAGATGCGCACATCGGCCCTGCTGTTCTGTATGGCGTTGTATATGGCTATGCCGCAGTACACCTCGCCGCCGTTGCTGTTTATCCTGACGTTCACACGCCGGCCGGCTTTCTCCGCCTCCATGAGTTCCTTGGCCACACGCACACTCTGCACGTCATAATAGTCGCCAATGTCACCGTAGAGGAATATTGTCCCGACGCCTTCCGCGTCTGTCTGTATGTTGAAGAACTTGCTTATTGCCATTTGCTCTTTTTTTTGTCGTCCGTGATTTTTGCTGCAAAAATGCAACAATTCAGCGGATTGAGGAAACCGCGTTTTTATCATGCAACTTTGTGGCGTCATGGTGACACCACAAAGTCGCATCATGTTTTGTCTTTTTCGTCAAACGGGCTTTTTATGGCAATTTTGCACTTGGATTCATTAAAGACATTAGAATATTATGACAGACTTGACAAACGCCCAGAAGAAAGAATGGGCCAAGACTTTATACCTGCGCGAAAACCTTACGCAACAGGAAATAGCCGAGAGGGTCGGGGTGTCCCGCGTCACCGTGTCAAACTGGGTGCGCTCCGGCAAGTGGGAGGAGCAAAAGGCCGGGCTTACGCTTACGCGCCAGGAGCAGGTCGCGAACCTGTACCGTCAGGTGGCGGAAATAAACCGCGCCATCTCGACACGCGCCGAGGGTGAGAGGTTCCCCAGCTCCAAGGAGGCTGACATCCTTGGCAAGCTCTCCGCCGCCATCCGCAACATGGAGCAGGAAACGGGCATTGCCGACATTATCAGCGTGCTTACCGGCTTCGTCGAATGGCTGCGCCCGCTCGACCTTGACAAGGCAAAGGAGCTGACAAGGCTGGCAGACGCTTACATCAAGGACAAACTATAAACCGTAGGACACATGAAACAGGCTGATAAGATAGCGCTACTGGACTGGGAGAAGTTCAAGGAGGACATCGCAAGGGCTACACCCGTTGACAAGTCCATGTCCGCACAGGACAGGGAAAAACATCGTCTTTACCTTGAACGGCACCCGGTGGAATGGATAAAGTTCTTTTTCCCGAACTACGCCAAGTATGAGTTCGCAGGGTTCCAGAAACGTGCCATACAGCGCATCCTCGCCCATGACGAATGGTTTGAGGTATTGTCATGGAGCCGTGAGCTGGCCAAGTCTACGATTACAATGTTTGCTGTCATGTTCGTCACGCTTACAGGCCGGAAAAAGAACGTCATCATGACGTCCAACAGCAAGGACAATGCTGTCAGGCTGCTGGCACCATACCGGGCTAACCTGGAAGCGAACGGGCGAATACTGGCTTACTATGGCAAGCAAGAGACGCCCGGCGCATGGACGGAGGACGAGTTCGTCACAAAGGGCGGCGTGGCATTCCGCGCCCTCGGCGCCGGGCAGTCGCCGCGTGGCTCGCGCAACGAGGCCATACGCCCGGACGTGCTGCTCGTGGACGACTTCGACACGGACGACGACACCAAGAACCCGGACATCATACAGAAACGATGGGACTGGTGGGAGAACGCGCTTTATCCGACGCGCTCCATATCCGAACCTACACTCATTGTCTTCTGCGGTAATATCATCGCCAAGGACTGTTGCGTGGTACGGGCCGGAAGCATGGCCGACCATTGGGACATAGTGAACATTCGCGACAAAGACGGACGCTCCACTTGGCCGGAGAAAAATTCCGAGGAGTTTATCGACCGCACGCTTTCCAAAATATCCACCAAGGCGGTGCAGGGGGAGTATTATAACAATCCGGTGTCCGTCGGCGAGGTGTTTGAGAACATCACTTACGGGAAGGTGCCGCCACTGTCGAAGTTCAAGTTCCTCGTTGCATACGGCGACCCCGCGCCGGGCGAGAGCAAGGGCAAGAAAGGCAAGTCCTTCAAGGCGCTTTCGTTGCTCGGCAAGCTCGGAGGAAGGCTCTATGTCATCAAGACTTTCCTTGCCCAGGCATTGAACGCGGAATTCATCGGCTGGTATGTCAAGATGCAGGAATTCGTCGGCGGCAAGACCAACGTCTATTGCTACATGGAAAACAACAAGCTGCAAGACCCTTTTTTCCAGCAGGTGTTCAAACCTCTCGTGGCCAAAGTCCGCAAAGAGCATAATATTTCCCTCTACATCCGTGGTGACGAGGAGAAAAAGACTGACAAGGCCACGCGCATAGAGGCCAACCTGGAACCTCTCAACAGAGAAGGCAACCTCATCCTCAACGAGGCGGAAAAAGACAACCCGCACATGAAGGAGCTGGAAGACCAGTTCAAGCTGTTCACGCTGTCCTTACGCTATCCGGCGGACGGCCCGGATGCGGTCGAAGGCGGCAACCGCATCATCGACGAGCTTATGCGTAGGGCGGAGCCGCCGGTGTTCAAGACTCGGAAAGACCTCCGCAGCCGCAACAAACGCAGGATGTGACAGATTCATTATTCACTCTTAATTCTTCATTACAACTATGAGCCAATTTGTAGAACTGACAGACTATGACGCAAGCATCCACCGTGACATCCTGGACGCGCTTGTCAGGGAGGACGAGGCCGTCATCGAGGTATGCGAGGACAGGGCCATCGCCGAAATGCGGTGTTACCTGTCGAAACGGTATGACTGCGACAAAATCTTTTCCGCAACCGGCAAACAGCGTAACCAACTCGTGCTGATGATGGTTATCGACATCGCAGTATACCACATTTTCTGCATCCACAACCCGCAAAAGCTCTCACAGGTGCGGAAGGACTGGTACGAGCGTGCCGTTGAATGGATGAAGGCGGTAGCCGCAGAGGAAATATCCATCGAGGGCGCACCCTTGCTGCCGCCGGAAGAACGCTCGCAGAACTCGCCGTTCCGTATCATAAGCAACCGCAAAAGGACAAACCATTGGTAAAAACAACTTATCTTATTATGAGCAAAAGAAAGAACAGGAACAAGAACGGGATTATCACCGTCGGCGGCAACTTGCCGCAGCCCGGACAGAAAAGACCTAACGTCATCGTCATCACGCAGCCTAAACGTTTCGGCATTGACATCGCTGACTATATGGCGGCCGTCCGCGCCGCCGAGAACGTTGATTTTTCCAGGCGTTACAAACTCTATGACCTGTATTCGGACATCCTTATGGACACACACCTTTCCTGCGTTATCGAGAAGCGCAAGAACGCCGTACTGTGTTCGGATATTGAGTTCCAAAGAAACGGCAAGCCAAACGATGCCGTGAACGAACAGATACGCTCCCCGTGGTTCAACAAGCTCATCGGCGACATCATCGACGCAAGGTTCTGGGGATTCACGTTATGCCAGTTTTACCGTGAGGGTCAGTGGGTGGATTACGACCTCGTCCCGCGTAAGCATGTCGACCCGGTAAGAAAACTCATACTCCGGCACCAGACCGACATAACGGGCCTGCCCTGGGACAACTATCAGGATTTGCTCTTTGTCGGGAGCCCTGACGACTTGGGGCTGCTGGCCAAGGCTGCGCCGTGGGTCATCTACAAGCGCAACACCACGGGCGACTGGTCGCAGTTCTCCGAGGTGTTCGGTATGCCCATACAAGAGTATATATATGATTCTGATGACGAGGAATCCAGGCAGAGGGCTATGGAGGACGCGGCGAATGCAGGAAGCCTCGCGCAATTCTTCCATTCCAAGGATACGGAATTCAAGTTGACGGAAGCAGGGAATAAAACCGGCTCTGCTGATGTGTACGAGCGGCTCTGCGAACGCTGCAACAACGAAATGTCAAAACTTGTCCTCGGCAACACGCTGACTACTGAATCGTCGGAAAAAGGCACGCAGGCGCTCGGAACGGTACACAAGAAAGTCGAGGACAAGGTCGCCTTGGCTGACAAGAAGTATGTCCTTGACGTCCTCAACTACGACATGGCGGACATTTTCGCGCATATCGGCATTGACACCGCCGGCGGTGAGTTCTGTTTCCCTGAAAGGAAAGACATCGACCCCACGTCGAAAATAAACGTACTTACACAGCTGGAGACAAGTTTCAACCTGCCGGTGTCGGACGATTACCTATATGAAGAATTTGGCATTGAAAAGCCTGCCGACTATGAACGTATGAAGAAAGCGCGTGAGGAAGAGCGTTTAAGGAAGGAAAATGCCGCCGCTCAAATAGCCAAGCCGGAGAATGAAGCCAAAAACGGCAGCGATGGTGAAGAGCCCGAACCTTCACCTAAACAGAAAAAGTCGTTCCGTAGCTGGCTTGCAGGTTTTTTCGCAAAGGCCCCGTCGCGCGGCGGGGCGGATTTAGACTGGTAGTCAACAGGCTTTACGGGGCGGACGAAGGTGAGGTTTCGACAGGTATCGAGTTTTCCGACGAACTCCTGCGCCGCGCTTTGCTGAACATTTACAGCAAGGATTTCCATCCGGCCACTGACATCGAAATAAACCTGTTCGGCGGAATATGGGATAAAATGAACGAGGCCGTGAAAAAAGGCTTTGCCGAGTCAAAGGCCACTGACCCCGACGACGATTTCCGTGCCGCAATACTGCGCAACAATGCTGTGTTCTCAGCGTTCAAGGTCCATCGCTTGCAGAACGACATGGCACGCCTTCTGCTGGATTCAAACGGCAATCTAAAGCCGTTCGAGCAGTGGAGGAGCGAGGTCTTGCCCATCGCCTCCCACCAGTGCGGTGCATGGCTGCGCACGGAATACGACACCGCCATACTCCGTGCGCACCTTGCCGCTGACTGGCAGCAGTTCGAGCGCGAGAAGGACGTACTGCCCAATCTGCGTTGGATGCCGTCAACTTCTGTACATCCCGGCGAGGACCACCGTGTGTTCTGGAACACCGTGCGTCCCGTCGATGACCCGTTCTGGAACGAACACCGCCCCGGCGACCGCTGGAACTGCAAGTGCGGATTGTCATCTACTGACGACCCCGTGACGCCTGTTCCCGGCTCAGGTGACGGATACAAGCCGCAGCCGGGGCTTGAAAATAATCCAGGCAAGGACGCCAAGCTGTTCTCTGACAACCATCCTTATCAGGCAAATGCGCACAAAGGGGCGAAAAAGGCTGTTGACAAACTGATGGCCCGTATTGATGAAATAATCGCGGAAATGCCCGACAATCTCACGGATGATGAAAAGATGGCTATTGCAAGAAACTGCATAGACATAGAAAAAAACATAAAAATCACAAAGGGCAAGCCTATGGACGTTGACGAGGCGGACAAACAAAACGCCAATCCTAAACACGTGGATGATTTCGTCTTGGACGAAAATGGGCTGTATCACGACAAGAGGGGTCACAAATACAGCAAGAATAAAAAATACGACAAGAAAAGGGACCGCCCGTATGACATCAACTGCCAGACTTGCGCACCTGCATACGCGCTCAGGCTTAGGGGGTTCGACATTACCGCTAAGGGCAATACGCCCGGAAGCAAACTTGAATACTTGAGCAGGGGGCGCGCTTTTGAAGTTTGGAAGAATGCCGACGGAACGCCGGCGCAACATACAAGTATAAACGACTGGCTTAGGAGCAAGAACTACTTGAAGATGACTTCAAAGCGGTACATGGAATTCTTCAATGAAGTCTGCAAAGATGAAGGTGTCTACGAATTGTCTATCGGGTGGAAAGGCGGTGGCGGTCATGCCACGATACTTCAAAGGTTCAAAAATGGGGAGTTGCGTTACATTGAACCGCAAAGTGACAACTCCGAAGGTTCTGGCATGGAGTGGAAAGACGTCAAGTATCTGTGTGACGAAGGTGCCGCCAACTCACATGGCTGCAGAGGCATAATGAGGATTGACAACAAGCTATTCGACACCGCTTTCCTCGACATCTTCGACAAGTGAACCGATTATGTCGAGAGACAATGGGCCGCTGACTTCTGTGGCTGTTTTCCCGTCATACAAGTAGACAAAAGGATAACCCGTGCATGAGTCCTCCGGGAACTTGAACATATAGGCTTCCCGCCCTTCGTAGTCACCGAGGTACTCGAAAGTATCGCCGTATTGCTCTATAAGCTCACGGGCTTCGTCTTTTACTTGTACAGGTATGTTCATAAGCACATAAGGCAGTTTATACGCCTCCGCTGCAAATTTACAAATTATTCTTGAATAATTGCATGATATGGATATAAAAGATTTCGCAAGACAGGTTGAACGCAAGCGCAAGGAGCTTGACGGCATGATGCGCCGCCGTATGCCAGTCGTCGCCGGACGAATGGCCAAAGACCATTTCCAGGACAACTTCCGCAAAGGCGGCTTCGTCAATGGCGGCCTGCACCCGTGGCCGAAGGCCAAGAGGCTTTCGGCCGGCGGAACCGACGCCGCAAGTCAGTACGGCACGCTGCTTTCAGGCCGCAACCATCTTTTCAATTCCATCAAGTACATTCCGTCCGACTACCGCGTGAAGGTGGCAAACGATGTCGTCTATGCCCCTCTGCACAACTGGGGCGGCTCTGTCTCTGTCACTGTAACGGAACGCATGAGGCGCTTCGCATGGGCAAAGTTCTACAAGGCGTCGGGCAAGGCGAGAAAGGTTGCCACGAAGCAAAAGAATGGCCGCAAGGGGACCGCCGTGGGGCAAACGGCCAACCCGCAAGCATCTTTCTGGAAAAATCTTGCCCTCACAAAGAAAAAGAAGCTCGACATCCGCATCCCACAGCGTCAGTTCCTCGGCGAGAGCAAGGAACTCACCGAGAAAATAAACGAGCGGATAGAAAAGGAAATACGGAATATTTTAAGCAGTTAATCATCAAAACTTAAAAATCATGGAAGAAGTTTTTATCAACATCATGGAGCAAATCGCCCGTGAAATGCCGGAACTCTCGCTAATCGACGAGGACTACGGCCAGCTTGAAATGGGCGCCAACGAAGACCACTACCCGGTGACGTTCCCGTGCGTACTCATCGGCAATGTCGATTCCGACTGGCACGACCTCGGCTATGGGGCGCAAAACAGCGATTCACGCATCACTGTGCGCCTTGCCATCGACTGCTACGACGACACGCATTATTCATCGGGTACATACGACAAGGCGAAGGAGCGGCAGCAAATGGCAAACAAACTGTACAAGACACTGCAATGTTTTGAATGTTCGGAAAACACATCCCCACTTGTCAGGGAGAAAAGCCGCGACTATGCGCTGCCTGGATATATAAAAGTCTACGATTTCACCTTCTCGTTCACACTACACGACGAGTCGGCAATGGAAGAATGAGCAACGTTACAACGTGGGGAACAACTCCAGCTGCGCAGCCGTCAGCCTCGGCTTCCTCACTTTCGGCAAAGGTTTCACCTGTCTTGCCGAACCGTCGCGCGTCTTGCGCCTTATGATGGCCATGATACGCTCTTCGGATATGAAGAACTCGCGCTCGGACAGTATGCGCAGGGCATCGTCGAAACGCAGTCGTTGTGTTTCCGTCCAATAATAATACCGACGGCACAACGCCTCGTCACGAAGCCTTATAAGTTCCTTGTCCCTTCCCCTGCTCATTGTATTATGCAAAGATAGCAAAAACCGCTGAAACACAATCGTTTCAGCGGTTTTTTTGTTCTTGTTTACACCTTTTACATCTCACAGCCGACAAAAACTCGGCTCAATCCGCGTCCATACGCCGTTTTCAGGGTTGCGTTTCCAGAAGTAGTAGTTCCGCGCGTTGCGCTGCACCACGTTGGCCTCCTTGAACAGGCGCATGATGTCGGCGTACTCCCCGTCAAACTTGTCCTCCAACTCGTACAGCTTTGATATGCTCTTGTAGTCTAGGTCGCCCATCTTGTTGCGCTCCAGAAGCGTCATCGCCATCTGGTACATCGGGTCGTCCGCGCCCTTGTCGCTACGCTGCATGTAGCGCTTCAGATAGTCTATGAGACGTTCGGCAGCCATGTCCGCGCGCTCGTCAAAGCCTTTCACTTTATTGCTCTTCACCTCCAATTTGAAGTCGCCGTCAACGATTGTGTAGCTCATCTGCTCGCCGCTTTTCACCTGTCCGTACTCCTTCATTACTGAGGTGAAGCTGTCAGTCTCGCCCTCAAGCCATTTCTTGAAACCTATGACGTCCTCCGTGAGGACTTCAGCCTTGCCCCTTACCGCGTGCATGAACTCGCTGCGCAACGCTTCGTAAGCCTCCCTACGCGCTATGCGATAGTCATTCTCCTCCTGCTTCAACTGGGCCAGCAGTTCTGCCCTTTGTTCCTTGCTAAGGGACTTTATGTCCACTTGGTTGATGTTATGTTCCATTTTGTCCGGTTTTTTATATGTTTAACATTCTGTCTCGTTCCAGTTGCACTGCGAACGCTCGTCTTCTATCTCCAGCCAAAGGCTTTCAAGCACTTCGGCATATTGCTCCTCGCTCAGGTCTTTCGTAACCTCGCGTATGTGAGACATTATTTCGCTAACTATTTCCTTGTTTGTCATCTTTCCTCGTTTTTGTTGTTCCTCTTTCTCCTTATGGCATGGAGCTTCGTCAGCAGCGCGTCCAGCCCGTCTCCGTCAATCTCCCGGAATGCCATGCCGGCTATGCGCTTGTCTTGACAGAATTTGTCAACCTTTCCCCAGTCGGCCGTATCGACGCCAAGCAGCTGCATCTGGTGAAGCACCGCGCTACGCTTACGGCGCATTTCGCGCCGCCATGCCTCGCGCCTCGCATCATAACCGGCCACACGCTCCATCTCCGTGCACATGCTGCCGTATTCCGCCGCCGTCATCAGGTGCAGGTGCGGTGTCCGGCCGTTCGTGAACTGCAGCACCAGCGTCTCCTTGTCCGCGCCGGGCAGCTTGCCGAGCAGGGCGTAGAACCTGGCATAATTGTCAACGCCCATCGCCGCACTCCTCCTTCCTGTACTTTATGTATGCCTCCCTCGACACGTCGAGCACGGTGGGCAGGTCCCATTTCAGGCCGTCAACCGGCAGCATCGGAACGCCGTCCATGCAGACGAACACCTCGCCGCCGAACTCGCGCACCTGCACCGCGCGCCTCGCGTCCATCACCATGCGGCACTCGACCGCAGCCTTCTTTCTCTCTGCGCGTTGCCTGCGCGTTTCGCGCAGCCACGCCGACAGTCTTTCGTACATCTCTTTCATTTTTGCCTCCTTAACTTAACAATGTGATTTCAAACAACACCTTTATCCCGCACGAGCTGGCCACGTCAAGCTCCAGCTTCGCGCCTTTGCTCAGTTCCCAGCCCTTCAGCATGTAGATGTAGCCGCAGCCGAGCAGCAGGGCGATGTCCGCCCTCATGTGCTCACGCCAGTGCGCCTCTTCCGGCAAGCCGTTCTTGAACGGGTTGACAGGCTCGAAGCCCATCCGGCGCAGCAGCTTCTCTGCGCCGGCGAACGCCGTCTTGCGCTCGCTGATGTCATGGTGCGCTATGGCACCGCTGATATACACTCTCTTATTCATGTCCTCCTTGTTTTCGGTTCTCCAAATGCCTCCTGTAACGTTCGGGCACCACCACCGCGTAGTTGCACAGGCGGCAACAGCGCCCCTCTTCCTTCACCGGGTAAGGATTGTAACCGTACCCGGTGGACCTCATGCCGCAGATGCAGCAAGTCGTCTCATTGTTGTTCTTTTCCATCATTTCAAGTCCTTTATGTTGACCTTGCACGACGGGTGCCATTGCCGTATGCGGCTGGCGAATATCACGTCGCGTGTCTCTATCACTATGTGCCCCTTGGTCTTCGCCTTGCGCAACCGTAGGTCGCTCTCTACGCCGCGTTCCGCCCAGTCCTCAACCACAGCCGCCGCCTCGTCCTTTGCCAGCAGCAGCTGGTACAGTTTATTCTCCCATTCCATCTTCACGTATCTTGTCGTCCGTCAATGCCTTGGACGCCCCCTCTTCCCATATCACGTATGGCTCGCCGGGGCGTTCCATGAAACGGCTCTTGCACCAGGCTTTGAAACAGCTCACCATAATTTTCACGTCCGCGTCGTATTCCACTTTCTTAGCAGTCCTGCCAGCCGGGTGCATTCCCTCGGCATGGCTGATGAAGATGAACAGCTTTTTGGGGTGGCGCTCCTTGAACTCCTTGTATTCCGGGTAGCTCAAGCCGCTGTACTGGAAACTGTCTATTATCACCACGCCGGGGCTGCCCCTGCGCTTCAGCCGCTCCTCCAGCTGCCCCATCGACTCGCGGTCGAGTATAATCAGGCGTTTTTTCACCTCGCCCATCTTGTGACGCTTCAGGGAGAGCTGGAAGGACAGACCGGTGCTTTCCTCAAGGCTGTCGTATATCACCTTGCCGAACGTGCAGAGATACTTGGCCAACTGCATTACAAAGGAGCTTTTGCCGTTGCCGCTCGCGCCCCAGACTATCCAGACCCCGCTCCGGGCCGGCCGCCCGATGGAGGCCAGCCACGGGCCGGTAAATTCATATCGGGGTATCTTCATGTTCAGCACCTCTTTGGGGCTGTACGCTCGTTTCAGTCTCATGGTTTTGCCCCTTTCTTAAGCTCGGCGACAAGGGCATCCGCAGCGGCCACGGCCTTTTCCGCCATGTACTCGTCGGTCAACACGCTGTCCGCCCAGCTTCTGGAGAACACCTCCTTGGCAATCTCGTACCGCCGCCGCTCCCAGTCCGGCTCGTTCATCCTTTTCAATTCACGGTGTATGCCGATGACGGCATTCATCGCGTCCATCTCAATCTTTGTCTTCATGCCTGCGCCCTCCTCATTTTCTCTATTTCCGTATATACCCTGCGCAGGCCTCCGCCCGTGGCG